ATTTCTAATAATTTTATACGATATGCTTAAAGCATAAAAACTTATTAATTTATAATAGTCTTCTTTTATTATCCAATTTAATACTTCCTTATAATTATTATAGTTATATGAAATAAGCACTATGTTCGGTATAAAATGCTGAATTTCTTTATGTCCAATAGTTTCAAGCTCTGCCCACTTCTCATTTTTTCCAAATAATTCATAATTATAGTTGTCCAGTATAAATTCATCCATGGAACCATAATCCTTTATAGAATAATTATACAAATCCAAATATTTCGTTATATTAGTCTCGCTCATAACAATAAGCTCTACGCTTTTTTTAACACTAGCAATTAAATCATTAGCCTTAAGCATTTTTCTGTTACCATAAACATATATTGACTTAGTCAATTTTTTTTATCATTCTTTATCATTCTTTATACATTTTTTGTATGATGTTTTGTTAACTTATTATTTATTTCTACAATACATTGACTTGTAGAAGTTTCAAATAAGTCTGGTATAAACGCGTGAATTAGCGCTTTAATTGCTGAAATAAATAATATAGCAACATAATTTAAAGAAACAAACATATGTTCAAAATAGCCCATATTCATTGCTTTTAAATGTTTAAATTCGAAAAACATTTTTTCTATAACATAATATAATAATATTTTTCTAATAACTTTTATAAAAAAAGGTATTAATATTATGAATTATATTATTTATATGATATAACGTATAACTTAAATATAATAAACCAATTATTAGTGCTACCATAGTTCTAGATATAGTATAAGGCCAATAAGGTAAATAATATACTATTGCTAATGCTATTAGGCCAAATACATATATAATATTATTATATGCAAAATGGCTTTTAACATTTAACAATGGATAAAAACCTGCAATGTGCATAATTAGCCCACCAATTAAAATTCCTAACAATTGTTCTCGCTTACTCTTATTATAGGAGTCAATTAAACCAACAATTCCAAATAATAAGAAGTTTAAACTTACATATTTAATATAAGAATTAAAATAGTATATTAATGCTAAAACAAGAGGAACTAAAACCCAACTTAATTCACCATTACCTATTTTATAATGATAGTAATAAATAGCATTGTTTTTGAATGTTAGTTCCATTATTATTTTTGTAATTATATATAACTAATTTTTATAATTTTATAATTATTATAAAGTTTTCAAAATATTAATAGTTAGTTATATATAATGACATCTAAAGTAGTCGGCGAAGGTACATATGGTTGTGTATTAAAACCGCCAATTTTATGTAATGAAACTAGTAATCTTGTAGCGCAAGATTATGTTAATAAAATATCCAAAATAATGACTAGACAACACGCTATTAATGAAAATGCAGAATATAGCGCAATAAATAATATACAAGGTTTAGATAAATATGCTATTACTGGTCCGCTATTGTGTAAGCCTTTATTGGACAAAAATTTTAATGCTAGCGTTAAAAAATGTAAAACGCTAAAAGTTAAAACCGCATTTAATAATGCTAAGGATGATTTACGAATGTTATTATTAGAAGACGGAGGCTTAAGCATATATGATCATATAACTAAAGTATTTATGCTACAAAGCCTAGACGAAAAAAAAGTCTTTTTGACCTCACTAATAAAATTGTTTGACGGGCTACTCTTTTTTCAGTCTAACGAAATTATGCATAGAGATATTAAATTAGCCAATATGGTATATAATGTAAATAACGGTAGAGCAAAATATATTGACTTTGGGCTAATGACAAACTTTAAAAGATTTGCTAAAAGATGTAGAGAAAATACTGAGAGATTAGGTATAAGTCACAGTTATTATGCGCCTGAAAATAGTTGCTCAAACAAATATTCGTTTAATTCTAATAAATTAAAATGCACCAAAATTAAAGAGCATTTTAAAACACACGAGGACTTTATTAGCTATTTACAAAAATCATTTGACATTTATTGCTTGTGCTTAGCATTATTAAATATGGTGAGTGTTTTAGATTATAGAAATAGTGGACTTAAAAAAGAAGCTATTCCAGGGTCGTTTTTTGAGGACTTTAGTATATTATTGCTTGGTTATGTTAAATATGATGTTAGTAAGAGAAATATTAATATATTGCAACTTAAAGAAAAGTATATAAGCTTACTAAAAAAACACAATTGTTATTTAAAGAAGGCCACGCAACAACCCTCCCCAGAAGTAATTGATGTTATAGAAAAAATAAAGAAAAAAGAATTTAAAGCCGACTTAGCCAAAATATGCCCTCCTGCTAAGCCTGTGCTAAATCCTTCTACAAACAGGTGTGTTGCTGACTGCAAAACAGGGTTTATTAGAAATAAGAGCTTTAGATGCGTTAAAATGAATTTAGCAAAGGATTTAGAAAATAGTAAGAAGAGTAGTAAGAAAAAAAGTAATAATAGTAATAGTATAACAAGAAAGAAGCACAACACAAGTTTAGTTGTTAATGATTCTTCAATTGCTAAAAAACAACTTTGTATAAGCAAAAATAAAGATTATAATCACATTACAAAACGTTGCAATGCTAAATGTCCTAAGCATAAAACACGTAATTCTCAATTTAAGTGCGTTTAAATATTAAATAGGAAAGAATAACATAAATAATGTATTCATTATTTTAGAGAATAATTAAACCAAATTTTACACACAATGACTTTAGAGATTTATTTATAATATTTAGTTATATTATAAATAAATATTAGAGATGATTGGCAGTAAACGTACAAGAGATTATGTTTATATGCTGTATGACAAAGAACAAATACCAGAATATAAACAACAGTTATTGGAAGAGCTAAAAGAATTTGATAACCTACCGGAACAGGCTACACAACATCCACGCGAAGATACCGATGCTATTAAGCCAATAAGTGAAGATATCGAAAAAAATGAAAGATTAATACGTGTTTCTAAGAATGAAAGCAAAAAATTACAAGAGAATATAGATATGTATGTTAAGGCAGTCGCTAACGAAAATGTAAAGATCGAAAAACTCGATGATCTTATCAAAGGGTTACAAAATGAAATAGCGGGTTATGTTAAGACACGTACTGAACGAACTGTAGAGATCGAAAAATACAATGAAGTTATAACGCATGATAAGAAGATTATCATAACTAACGAAAAATTAATAAGTAAATTGCAGAAAGAAGTGGCACAATTGACCGCTAAAATGAAAGACCCCACATCAAATGGTGGCAGAAGCAGACGAAGACATAAAAAAAGAGGCAAAAAAGCAAATAGTTATAGAAGAACCACACGAAGACATAAAAAAAGAGGCAAAAAAGCAAATAGCCATAGAAGAAAACACTAGAACTAATGAATTTTTATTATAAAAAAATTGAATATTACTTTTTATGTGTTTTTTTATAATTCTTCTTAGATTTCTTCTTATAATTCTTCTTAGATTTCTTCTTATAATTCTTCTTGGTTTTCTTTTTAGATTTCCTTTTATATTTTTTGCCACCAAAAGGTGGCGCTAATGGTAATTGTGTATATGGAGCTAACGGTAATAGTGTAGATGTAATAGGTATAAATTCAAATATTGGGGTTTCATTTTCTTCAATAGTACATTCTAAAACTCCATGTTCACGTTTTTCCTCTATAAAATAATACATTATGTTTTCATGCGTATAGTTTTCTTCAATAGTAGATGATATTGCAGGATCCAACTCAGTTCCACCCGATCCTACAATATATTGTTGAATTGTCATTGTTTCAGTATCTGAAATAGTTAATTTAATTAAACCTTTTTGATATAAATGCAGATCAGAACATAAATAATAATAATTAGTAGAAGGTGGTAAATTTGTAAAAATTGCTGTTAAAACAGATGTAAAAGAAAGATGTATATCACTTTTATCTTCTATATTGGATATTCCTTCTGTTATTTTATTTTTTAATTGATAAATAGGATGATGACCAACTATTATAAGATGTTCTATTTTTTTACTTTCATTAATAGCGATATTAATTTGTGATAATTGATAGTCTCGTAAATTGTCTATAGTTTCAAATACAGAATTTTTATCTTTATATAAAGGATTAGTAGCAAAAAATTTTTTATAACAAGGTAAATATTTATCCGCATCTATTTCATATATACTTGTATCTAACATTAATATTAATGTTGCATCAATGTGTCTAGATTTAAAGAAACAATATTCAACATTTGAATTATTCTTAAGTGTTTCAAGTTCTAACTCTATTATTTTACAATCTTTTTGTTCGGCTTGTCTAGTTTTTTCAATTTCAATAAATAAATTGTCTTTTTTGCCATTTGTTTCTAAATCATGATTACCAAGTATCATATAAATTGGAATTTCTGTAGGTAATAACTGCAATCCTTCCTTTAATTTGTTTGGATGTATTATTTTTGTCTTATCAATTTTACTGCTTTTATTTTTTTCAGGATAATAATTGTCTCCTGATACAATTATAAAATCTGGTTTATCACTAGGTGTCTTTACACGTTGTTCTAAATATTTCATTACACCTTTCAAGTTGCTTTCACTGCCATTTAGATTATTCCAACATCCAAATTGTAAGAACTTCATTGGTTTAGATATATACAATGCATATATATTATAAATAACAAATCTAATAAAAAAATCTAATTAAAAAATTGAATACATAACTTTTATACTTTATAATTTATATTAATAAAGTATAAAATGGAGACTTATTGCAATGAAAAAATTAGTGATTATGATTTATGTGGAACACAATATAGTATTGAAGTTTTAACAAAGCATATGCATTATTTAAATAAAAAAGTAGTGCTTAATACTCAACATTTAACAGCCGATTTTTGTGTAAGATTTATTTTAGATATGGACATTGAGTCGGGAAGTGAAGACAGCTATTGTTATGATAAAAATCATATTCTTAGTAGTCAAAAGCATATAACAAGCGAAGAATTTGACGAAGCTTATGAGTTATTTTATAGCTAACTAGCTAAATAACATATATTAAAACATATTAAAGCATAAAATATATGTTTTATTTAAGAAGACGATGGATAT